TCCTTGTCATAGTATTTCTTACCCTTAGTGACTTGTGCCTCTACGTGTCCAAGGTCTTGTGCCTTAGAAGGGTTCTTATAGTTATGAGTTTTACTCATCGTTAAACTCTTTCAATGCCTCCAATACAATCTCCTTAAACTCTGCCCTTTCTTCATCAGTAAAGATAGGTAATGGTGCAGGATCAAATGGTGGATAAATTGGATTACCATCAGCGTCAAGAGGATATACATTATCCTTACATCCCTTTGTTGCAGGGCCGCTGAGCCCTTGAGTATCTATTTTCATGATGAATGGATTTTTCTTATTTATTAACCTCACCTATGATCCATGACTGTAAACCATGTTTAAATATCCTGAGTTGCACACCTTCTGCTGCCTCCTCTGGAACTACTAAGCAATATCCAATACCCATGTTGAATGTATTCTTCATATCTTCTTCTGGTATCTCACCTGCAAGCATAATTTTACTAAAAAGTTTTGGCATTGGCCAAGAATCATAATTGACATTTGGTTTTAATCCTTTTGGAAAACACCGTGGAAGATTCTCTGGGATACCACCACCTGTAATATTTGCCATAGCAAGAATTGGAAAATCATTTAACAAGTCATCAACTAAAGGAGCATATATGACAGTTGTATTGAGTAAGTCTAAGTTATCTTTAAGTTTTATCTTATGATGAAACAACATATCTCTAATTAAACTATACCCATTACTGTGAAGACCACTACTCTCTATACCAATAATCACATCTCCTTCAGTGACTCTTCTACCATCAAGTATCTCATTCTCCTCTATAATACCAGTGCAGAATCCAGAGATATCTCTAACAGGTGGAACCATACTCAAACGTTGTGGATGTTCTGCTGTTTCACCACCCAATAAAGAACAACCAGAATATTTACACCCAGATGCTATACCATGAACTATATGTTTTAAATAATCCCCATACTTTTCTATACCAGAAGTGCAAATATAATCTAAAAAATATAATGGTTTTGCACCACAAGTAATTACATCATTCACACACATGGCAACAAGGTCAATTCCTATGCCTTGCATAAGTGACTTATCTTCACCATGACATTCCAACTCTACAACATGCAATTTAGTTCCTACACCATCAGTGCCAGAAACTAATACAGGTTTCTTATATCCTGCAGGAATTCTCATCATCCCATTGAAACCACCAAATCCACCCATAACTTCAGAACTATGAGTGGATTTAACTGTATCTTTAATTTGATCAACAAAGGATCTCCCAGCTTCAATGTCTACGCCAGAATCTTTATAGTTCATAAAGGTCTACCATTCTCATCAAGTAATTCAAGTTTTTTTATGTGACTCAAGTTAGATTTCTGTTTCCTTTTAATTTTCTTATATTCTTTAAGAATCCTATCCACTTCACTCTCAGGTATATTAACTTTCAATTCACCATCCTCCTCTCTAGGAACAAAACCAAGACCAGTCTTCTTAGTTTCATCCTGTGCATCTACATAATCGTTTATATTACCTTGTATCTCATCCCTAATGAGTTCATTTATTTGAGCTCTTAAAGCATCATCATTTTGTTTCATGATTTTCTCCTTCTCTTTTTCTCAGGTGGTTTATAACCCCACTGTGAAGGTTTAATATTTCCATGACCCCAATCAATTGATACAAGAGATCCTTTACCAAACTTGTCATAATATAGATCAAATATATTAATCTTTGATCCACGACAAAGATCCTGATGAACCTTCTCCTCTGTCTTATAGGTTACAATCATAGCATCAGTTGGAACCTTCTTATCTTCTACCTGTTCTTTAGTAGCATTTTCCGTAAGTAACTGACAACCATATGTTGATATGGTTTTCTTTTCCTCTATTGACCAAGCAGATTTTGGTTTAGTATTTTGTTCCGATTTTTTCTTTTCGGTTTCTACTTTTTCAGTCATGATCCTCTATTTTCCCCCCAAACAATATCAGGAAATGCTTCTTCTACAACTGCTTTAGTAACTTTATACTCAGTTGATAGTTCTTTATCCTTCACTAAACAAATAATGTTTGCCTCTTTAGGATGAAGACCCTCAAGCAACTGAATAAACATAGTCTCTCTACGAAGACTACTTAAAGTATTATTACCACCTTTTATAAAATTATAAAGGTTCTTCCATTCTCTTCTCAATGACGTATGATCTGTTCCTATTGGAACTTCATTCTCTTTGTAAGGAACTTGACCTAGTGGAACAGCAGACTGAACTCTATCATCAAAATTCCATATGAGAATAGCAGTTAAAGCATCTGTTCTATATTCTTTTAGAACAGCAACCTTCTTTGCTTTAGTTTTCTGATCACCAACTAACTCTAATATCTCATGCATAAAAGGATTAGGTGGAAGTTTAACTCTTCTAACTGGAGCCTTCCTCTTAGTCGTCGTCTTCTTCGTCGTCTGTGTTGTCATGTTGCTCAAACCTCACGGCTAAAATTTCATCGGGAACCATATTCCCATTTGCATCAAACATTTCTGGATGAGTATACACTATTTGAGGAGTAGTTTCATATGAATGTTGTCTTGCCATCCATCCTAGCATACCCCCTACTAAAAGTGCAAGTAACGATACGACTGTCGTTAAAGTTAAAGTGACTATAGTAGATTCCATGATACACCTCCAGAGTGTTTTACTTTTTTTTAATGTCTAGGCAAAAAGTAATCTGTCGATTAAAGAAAGAAAACTTTACCTGAAATGTTTTTGGGTTTGGTTTCTTCCTCCTATTTCTCAATAATAATTCAACACCTTTATTAATATCGGTGTCGGAATTATTTAGAGTGTTTTTTTCTTCTTCCTCGTTTTTTGTCATTGCTGTATTTCCAGGCATCTTCAAGGATAGAGGCTAAATAATCTCTTATTTTTCTTGCTTGGGGTTTAGGTATGTGATGATATGCTTCCCGTAATTGTTTATGGTTAGAATCATTACCACCTTTAATATACTCATCGAGTTCTATTACAACCCCACCAATCTCTTCAGCAGTAGAACTACCTAGAAATTGATCTACTTCTGTTTTGGTGACCCCTCTCACCTCAAAGTAATCATATAATCTTACCACAAAGTGGCCTTCGAAAGCAAGTTCAATTGCTTTTTCTATATCAAAATAAACTTCTTCGAAATTTTGAGACATTACACTAGTTTCTTTTCCTGTAGATACTTAACAGTATCAGAGCATCCACCAAGTTTTGTTCCATTCAATATAACTTGAGGAAATGATGTCTCATCTCCAAATTCACCGTAGAAACTTGCTCTATCGAAATCCTTATCTAATTTATACGTGACATAATTTAGACCAGCTAAACTTAATACTTCTTGAATCTTATTACAATAGGGGCATCCATCTTTAGAGAAGACGGTAAAGTTCTTTGATTCCATAACTCGATTTTCAGGTTCTAAGTTTCCATGCATCTTTAGTTAGCATCCTCCAGATCTTTAAGTGTTTGTTTGTAATCTTTGTTAAACAAATCAAGACCTTGATCTGTAAGAACATGTTTATACATCTTCTCAAAGACTGTTGGGGGTAGTGTGCATATGTTAGCACCGTATTCAAATGCTCGACCAACATCTCTTACGTTTCTAATAGAAGCAGCGAGGATTTCAGTTGACTTCCAATTCTGCTTTGCATATACATTAGCAATATCTTTGATAAGACATAACCCACCATAGGAATTGTCATCTACTCGACCAACGAATGGAGAAACATATGTTGCTCCTGACTTGGCAGCCAAAATCGCCTGTGAGGGCGAGAAAATAAGAGTGACATTAACTCTTACACCTTTATCTGTAAGATGCTTACAGACGAGTAGACCTTCCTTAGTGCAGGGAACCTTAATAGTAACAACATCTCTGAACTTGTCAACTAATCTTACTGCCTCCGCAATCATACCACCGACAGTAGGATCAACCACCTCCATACTGATATCGGTAATACCAAGAGATGCTAACTCTTCATACACTTCGTCAGGTTGTCTATGACTCTTCATAATAAGAGTGGGATTTGTTGTTACCCCATCAACTATTCCACTATCATACTGTTTCCGAATAGATTCTACATCAGCAGTGTCAAGAAAGATTTTCATATTCCATCCTCATGTGTTCTGTTTCTAATAATAATTCTGTTTTGTTTAAAGTCTGCAGAAAATTCTAGGATATCTTCATGATCCCAACACAATTCTTCATAAAGCATGTTGAGTTTATCCATATCTTCCCAGAGATCGGTTGGTTCTACTGGCATTGAATTGAAGTCGATTGTTTTATTAATTTAGGCACTTAAGTATTCTATCATCCTCTTCAATGTTGTCAAACTATCATCAACTTCTCCTAGTGCAATGTTACAAGACTTACACAACATCCCTCTGACCTTACCAGTCTTGTGATCATGATCTACAGCAAATGACTTCCATTTCCCACCTGGTTCTTTAGATCCACAAGTAGCACAACAATTACCCTGTCTATCAAGCATCTCTGTATATTCTTGTAAACTTATACCATATCTCCTCTTCAAATGCTGCTCTCTCTTAATATGAGGATGGGTTCTATCTTTTTTCTTTATCCGTTTAATAGTGCATTCTTTACACTCATACGAATAAGACGAAGCTAAAGTCTTATCCTTACGAGATCTATAATAGTTATCCAATAAGTGCTTAGACACTCCACAATTCCTACACTTACGTTCCTGCAATAATAAATGACCCATAGCAAGTTGATCCTCTAAATCCATCGTGCATTTCCTCGTGCATTACTATGTATAAAAAAAATACCCCGAAAATTTTTCGAGGTATTTTGAAATCAAAAAGTGATTTTGGTTTTAACCAACAGAAGGAGCAACCAATGCAACCTCTGTTTCATTAGCAGATGCTAAATCTAGAGGAAAATTGTGAGCATTCCTTTCATGCATTACTTCCATACCAAGGTTTGCTCTGTTAAGAACGTCACCCCAAGTAGGAACAACCTTACCAGATGCGTCTACGACTGACTGGTTGAAGTTAAATCCATTCAAGTTGAATGCCATTGTACAGATACCCATAGAGGTTAACCATACACATACAACTGGGAATGATGCAAGGAAGAAGTGAAGACTTCTACTGTTGTTGAATGAAGCATATTGGAAGATAAGTCTACCAAAGTATCCATGAGCAGCAACGATATTATAAGTTTCTTCTTCTTGACCGAACTTGTAACCATAGTTCTGAGAATCTAACCCAGTTGTTTCTCTGATAAGAGAAGAGGTAACAAGTGAACCGTGCATTGCAGAGAACAAAGCACCACCGAACATACCTGCTACACCAGCCATATGGAATGGGTGCATAAGGATGTTATGTTCTGCTTGGAATACAAACATGAAGTTGAATGTTCCAGATATACCTAGTGGCATTCCGTCTGAGAATGAACCCTGACCGAATGGATACACAAGGAATAC